GATAATGCCTTGAAGCTGAACTGCGCGGCTGGCATTCGGGTCATTGGGACCGATGCTTTGAAGTAGCCGTTGATATTGTTGCAGAGCCTGCAGATTTTGCTCAATTCCCGCTTTGTTTTTTTGAGGATTTACCTGCCCAATTCCTTTCTCAATATTCTGTATAGCTTGACTTGTCGCGCCAATATTCAAAAACTGTCTAGCGCCCGCAACGTTTCTCGTAAACCCCCCACCTCTTCCAGCAGCTATTGCGGCATTTATAGCATCTACAACGGCAATCGCTTGGTTGAATATTGCTTTAAGCGCAGGTGTCAAAACCTGTCCGATTCTGCGGGCCAAGGCTTCAACACCATCCTGCAATGTACTCAGCCTGCCACTCAACGTGTCGCTTTGTGCTATTGCGCCATTTGCATACTTGCCTCCAGTTTCAGTTAATTTTTGAATCGCAAACTCGACAGCTTCGGCACTGATTTTGCCTTTTTGTAATGCGTCTTGGAACTCTTCGCCGCTTAAGTTGTACTGCTTGCGAAGTTCCTGCTGCAACGCAACACCGCGTTCTTGAAACTGCAGCAATTCCTCACCTTGCAGCCTACCCTTGGCTTGGACTTGCCCATAAGCAGTTACAAGGCCTTGCAGTTCAGCGCCAGTAGCACCGCTGACATCCGCTAATCGACGAGTCGTTTCAACAACCTTTTCGGTTTCAACGCCAAAAGCCTGCAACCGCTTAGCTGAGTCAATCAGCTCACTGCTAGTAAACGGCGTAACAGCGCCAAGCTGTTGCAAATCTTTGATGATCTGGTTTGCCTTTTCCGCACTTCCCGTTAATACCTGCAGGCTGCGTGCTTGGCTTTCTAACTCGGCAGTTTTTACAAAGACGAATCGCGCTGCTTGAATGACGCCAAGTGCTGCCGCGAGCTTGCTAACTGCAGCGCCAAGATTGCCTACAGCGCGCTCAGTGGCCTGTGACTGCGACTGGACTTGACGCAGCTTGCCGACCGCATTGCGGCTATCAACGTTAATGGCAACGTTGGCAACGACGGACACGGTTTACCTACGGCGTTGCTTCAGTCTACGTTCTTGCTCCTCGTTGGTCAGGTCAAAATATGCTGACCACAACAGCAGCTCTTCTAGGGTTATTTCCGTATTGAGTCGAACCAGCGAATAGCCAAGTTCTTTTGCTACGCCAAGTTGCAGCAGTAGAAGGTTGTCTTTTTTAAGCTCAGCCTTCAGGGCTTTTCATGTCGAGTTCTTGCTGCTCCTCTGGATTGGTGATGATCGCCAGCATCATGGCTTGAAGATCGGCGTCAAGCACTTCGTTTTTCAGCTCAGCGATTTCACCGGCTTGAAACAGACGTTGACCAGCCTCATCAATCGCTTTGGTTACCAGCAGGTTCAGCGCAAACCCATTGGGGTCATCACCATTAGGCATCTTTTGTGCCCGTTCACGCTCTGCCATGGTCAACGCAGTAGCGTAAAACTCAAACGTGCTGCCATTGGTCAAGGTAACGACACGCTTGATTGGTTGAAGGTTGGCAGCCTTTTTGAGACGGGCAAGAGCTGAAGATCCAAGAGCAGGCATAAAAATCTGTCGTTGATGATTACTCTATGCACAAAAAACCCCCAGCGCAAGCCGGGGGTAAACCATCACCCAGTTCAGGGTATCAGGCGGATGTGCTGAAGTCGAAGGTGGGCACGCCGGTAGGACGGAATGCAATCTCAACCTGCTGGGCATCATCGGGGTTGATGCTGAGGCTGGCGCTGATCAGCACGGCATCCATTGCAATGGAGCGGCTAAGCGCCTCGGTGCCTTGCTTGTCGGTATAGAGCTTGAAGGCGCAACCAACTTGCTGGCGCTGCAGCACGTCTTCCACCATGCGGTTAGACAAGGCGGCGTCCTCGTTGGTGACGTACACGGTTGCAGTACCGCTGCCGTCAGCGAAGCCCGGAATGTAAGCACGGAAAGGTGCGTACTGACCAGCAGTTTGCCCGATGGTGGTTACGTCGATTTCAGCGCGGCTGATCTCGAAGTTCCAGCTTTGCACCTGACCGACAGCGGCGTAGTCGGCGTAAGCAACTTGAAACTCGTTAGGAGCTGCGGCAGTGCCGTCGTCGGTAATGGTGATGCTTGCGCCGCCAGCAGTAGCCGAGACTTCAAGAACACCACTTGAAGCGGTGTACGCAATGACGTAGTAGGTCGTGCCAGCGGTAATACCGGCAGGCAGAGTGCCAGTACCGGAACCACCAGTTTGGCTATTGACAACGCTGAACTTAACTGGATCGCCAACCTTCAAATTGAGGTAAGGCTGAACAGTGATTTCGTCGTTGGCAACGCTGACATCAGCTTCACCGAAAGTACCGGTGGTGCCAGCGGGCTTGTAATAAAGGGCGCCGGACGTACCGGACAAAACAGTGACAGCCATGATTGAACGGTAGTGGCTACGCCTAGTCTAAATAGGCTTCGAAGGTAGCCGTCAACTGAGTTTGGTAAAACGGCTCAGGCGACGCTGGCGTTATTTGTGCCGGACCGGATGCTGCATCAAAGATGATGCTGCTGAATTTGGCTCGGTCAAACAGATCCTTGATGCGCTCTGCGATGGTGAAATTGGCACCAGTTCCAGAGCCCATGGGCGTAAAAACGTTGATCACCAATGTGCCGTTTTGACGGTTGAAGCCCGTTGATGGACCAAGCAGAGTGGCATAGGCATTGTCGCCAAAGCGGATTGCTGCCTGAATCCAAGGGCTGTTGTTTGGTGGCGTGAACGGTACGTTTTCGTAGCTGACAGGGTAAACAGGTGCTACAGCCATCTGAGTGGCGATACGCCCTTCGATAGCAGCGCGGACATCGTTCAGTGTGCTGCTCATGATTGCCTCCCAATGCGGTCAGCCGCTACACGAACCCTACCTTGAACATCTTTGGCGATACCTTGAATCCAGCCTGCTTGACCGCCAGGCGCATTTGTTGTCTGCCTGCTCCAACCGTTAGCCAGTCGTTCGGCGTATGGCAAATTGTTATGCACGCTGTAGATGTTGCCTATCTTTTCTTGGCTGTAGCCAATCCGTGACAATGGTGGAGTGCCGCTGTAGCTGCCTTCAGGGGCAACGCCACCTGGGGCAGCATTTTCACCAACCTGCCAGCTAGCGCGGAATCTTCCTGTATCTACTGGACTGGCTTGTTTAAGGAGGCTGTCAGTTTCAAGCACTGATGCACGCAGCAGCTTTTCCATCTGCTGACTGGCGTAATCGCCAATATCGCCAATTTGAATCGTGCGTGCCATTAGACCCTCAAGATTAGTTCGTAAGTAATTGGTGTGTTGTCTTGCTCGATGGTGTCAACGCGAATTACCTGATGCGTAACGCTACTGATGATGACGCGATCAGTTGGTGTTGGAGCATTTGCCAAATCAGCCGCAGCAATCAACAGACGCTTGTCAGTCGCCTGAATCAGATCGTTGACTTCATTCAAATTGATGTCCTGCAGCACACCACGAACAACGGTATCAGTCGTGGTTTCGCTGACCGTACCAGTCGTAGGGTTATAAACGCCTGGCACAACACGGCGAATGGTGGCAGTACCACCAAACTTTGCCATCAACTTAGAGGCTGTCTTCCGTAGCGAGCCTGCTAGTGCCATCAGATTTTATACGCGATACATGCACCATTCTGAAGCTGGATGCTCGTGAAGTAACCGCTGAGGTGTGCACCTTCGTCAACGGTGGCGCCTGCAAAGCTGTTATCAATAATGTTAGTTGAAACAATCGCCGTAATTGTGCTGCCCTCGTAAAAGTCAATATGGTGAAATTTACCCGCGTGAACGGCGGTGTCATTGATTACTTCAGCGCCAATCGCGTAATCAACTTGACTAGCGCCGCCGTGTGATTTAGCCATGATCAGATCTTGTAGGCGATAACGGCGCCACCGTTGTTCAAAGTAAAGGCTGTAAACACGCCTTGAATCTCAAAGCCTGCTGGGAGCCCTTCTCCAACGATGCTATTCCCAGTCCAGTTCTGAGCAGTCAACGCAGCAAAGCTAGTGTTGTTTTTCAGCACAACAATCCGATTCCAGCGTCCGGTTTTCGCGTCGGTTGAAGTGACAAAATCACCGCCAATGCTGTAAGTATTGTCTGGGCGCTGAAATGTAGTCATGATCAGAGCCTATAAGCGACGACAGAACCGCTGGTAAGCGTGATACTGGTAAAGACGCCTTCAATTTCCGTGGCAGCTTTCATCACCACAGCGGTAGTAGCATTACCAGTCCAATCTTGGGCTACCAGCGTGGCGATAACCGTATCCTCCAGCGCGTAGATTTCACCGAAGCGTCCGGTGTGAGCAGCAGTATCGCTGATGTATTCGGCTCCGGGATAATCGCTCATGATCAGCTCCGACGAATAGCAAAGTTGCCTGGTCCACTAATTCTAAGCCCGGTCAAATATCGTTCAAAGATCGGTGGCACACGATCAGCGCCTGTTGCCATGCTGCTAGCACCAGCAGTTTCAACGCTCAGGCTGCCGATTTGAACACGCTTGTAATCTTCAACGCCAGATAAGCCAAGCCCGTCTTTGTTGTTGTTCAGATAAACCGCCAGCACGCATTGCGCGTATTCGATCTGGCTTGGGATTTCTGTGTCAGTGAAATAATCCGTGGTAATGCGGAAGGGGAAGCCTACGGCGTAGGTGTTGATATAGGTATCAGGCTTTCGCACGCCTGTTCGTGGCCACTGCAACGCTTGCGTATCAGTAGCTCTAGCGCCTAGAAAACGCTCACGATCTAGCCGCTGAGTGGCAGACACCAAAGCGCGATTCTTTTGATCAGTGGTGGCTGTGCCCCATGCCACCACATCATCATCCTCGACGAAACCGTCAATCAGCGTCTGAGCTGCTGCCAGTGTCAGGTAGCTGTTGGCGTTTGCGCCCCCTACCGTTGCGTCGATTGTTACTGCCATCGGTAGGTGCCGAGGTTAGTTCAAGTTTAGGAGTGGGC